TTCTGATTGATTATAATAATTATCATCTGAATTTGTATTATTAGTAGTATTTATAGTATTTATAGTATTATTTAAAATTCCACAATTTAATATAACACAATCTGCTAAAGGTTTATCATTTGGATTAACAATTACATTTGATAAGAAATTAATTGTATTATTTGGATCAGAAATTACTTTACCAAATACAACATGTTTGTTGTCCAAATTAGGTAATTTATTTAGTGTAATAAAAAATTGACAACCATTTGTATCTGGTCCAGAATTAGCCATGGATAATAAATGTTTTGTATCATGTTTTAATTTAAAGTTTTCATCTCTAAATCTTTTGCCATAAATTGATTTTGAACCTGTTCCATTACCATTTATAAAATCTCCTCCTTGAATTACAAAATCTTTAATAATACGATGGAATATTGAACCTTTATAATTATGTTCAACCATATATATGAAATTTTTAACAGTATAAGGAACAATATCATCAAAAAGTTCAATAATAATTCTACCATAAATTTCATCATTAATCCCAATATCAAAAAACACATGTTGTCTTTTTTTTGATTGCATATATTCATCAAATGCATTATCTAATTCATTCAATGCTCCTTCAGTTAATTCATAATTATCATCAGAATCAATTCCTAATGGATTGTAATTTTCTATTTGTTCAGTATTAGAAATAAATGGATTAGAATTAACTTTTGTATTAGGTTTAAAATTTATATTAGGTCTAAAATTTGTATTTGATTTTGTATTAGGTATAATATTTGGATCTGATTTTGTATTAGGTATAATATTTGATCTAATTTCTGGATTAGATCTAATATTTTGATTTGATCTAATATTTGGATTTGATTTTGGATTGATTTTGGTATTTGTTCTGGATTTAATATTATGATTTGATCTAATTAATTTACACATATTGTCATTACATATAATTTTTTGATGATTTTTTTTAGATTTATGTGGGAGTTTATAATTATAAGTGTTTTCAGAATCAGCATCATAAGATAGATCATTTAATTTTTTCCAATAAATATAAGCCAGATATGATACCAGGGCGAATAATATAATCATAAGTATTTTTTTCATGTTTTAATAATATTCTATCTTAATAAAATTTGGGTGAAAAAAATACAATTATTATAAAAAAATTTATATTACTAAATTAAATAAATGAGTAAAATTATTGCAATTTGCAAAATTGGATGTCCACATTCTAATGAAACTAGTTGGCTTTTAAATCAATTAGTTTCAAAAGGAGATACTACAACAATTATTCCAATTGATTCAGATTATATGAATGTTAATACAATTAATGGGAAAAAATATAATATATCAAAATTTGAATTTTTTCAATTAGTTGCAAAAGATTATAATATTAATTTAAATGGTCATAAGTCATTTCCAATAAATATATTTAAATCTGGGAAAAAAACATATTTTATTGGTGGAAATGATATTTTACAAAAAATTTTTAGTAGAGCACAACAGACACCTAATATTAAACTATCGAACCCAAATAATATTTGTATTGAAAATTTTAAAGATTTAGATAATGCAGGACATAGACGATTATATTGTCATTTTTTGAAATTATTAAATAAAATCAATTAATATAAAATACAAAAATATGATTAGATGCAATAAATTTTTTGATAAAACTAATAACATTATGATATATATTGAAATGGAACCATATTTAAATCCTATTTATTAATCAATAATGTGTGAATCTAGATATACTATCGAGAAATTATAAAGAAAATATTTGCGTTAAAAAATATAATAAAAATCACATTTTTTGTTAAATAATTTGTTTAATAACAATATCTTAATTTGTATATTTATATGTTATTATAATTATATAAATATGGAGAATAAACATAAAACATATATAATTAATGATTATAAAGGCCCACGACCAAAATTATCAGATGATTTTTATGGATGGTATAATTATGATTGGTTTAATAAAAATAAGATTCCTGATGATGATGTTAGATATACTCATTTTATTCAAGCTCAATTAGATATAAATAATAAATTAAAAAAGATATTAGAGACTAATGCTTGTCCATTAGCAACAATTTTATATAACTCATTTTTAAATTCAAAATATAGAAATTTTAAATGTTTGGATGAATTGAAAGATTTATTAAGAATTGTAGATAATATTACGTCATATGATGAATTAATTCAAATGGCAACTAGATTATTATTTATTAATGTTAGTACTTTATTTAGTATAAATATAGATGCGAATATATATTCAAGTTGTACTAATATAATATATATAGGTCAACCATCGTTAGGATTACCCAATAGAGCATATTATCTAGATGATAAATATAAAAAAATCAGACAAACATATTATGATACAATATGTAAAATGTACATAGAAATATATCCAAAATATACGATAGAAAAGATAAATGAGTTAGCTAGTTTATTTATAGAAATGGAAACAAAATTTTCCATTATATTTTTAAGTTCAGCGGATAAAAGAGATTCTGAATTAATTTATCATCAGACATTATTAGAAACTGCTATAAAATCATATCCAACTCTAAAAATAGATATGATTATTCAAATTTTATGTTTATTATCAGATGATATTGTTATTGAACAAAATTTTAGAAACATAATAATGGAACATCATAAGGATCCAACAATAAATTATTTTAAACAATTAGAGAAATTATTACCATCATATTCGATAGAACAATGGAAAGAATATTTTAAATATCATATTTTTTTGTCATATATAAATTTAACTTCAGATAAAATGAGAAATATACATTTTAACATGTTTAAGAAAACATTAAGAGGTCAAAAAGTACAAAAACCTTTATGGAGATCTGCTTTATCATTATCTTGTTCAATGTTAAATGATCCTATTAGTAGAATATTTTCACATAATAATTTTAATTCAGATATGGAAATTTATATGAATGAAATGGTTAAAAATATAAAAAAAGCAACAAAAGAAAGAATTAAAAAACTTGAATGGATGTCTTATTCTACCAAAAAAAGAGCACTTTTAAAACTACATAAAATGAAACTTAAATTAGGATATTCTAAATCTCAACCTAGAAATTATGATCATATTATCCTAACAGACAGTTTGATAAAAAATACCATTATTTTAAATCGTGATAATATGATTCATCAATTAAATAAACTTAATTCAAATGTTGAACCTGATGATTGGGAATTACCTTCGTATATTGTTAATGCTTATTTTAATCCAACACGTAATGAAATTATTTTTCCCGCATCCATCTTACAGCCACCATTCTTGGATTTAACAAAATCTGATATCTATAATTATGGAAATATTGGAAGTGTTATTGGACATGAAATTATACACGGATTTGATGATCAAGGATCAACATATGATGAAACTGGATCTATTAATAATTGGTGGTCATCTGAAGATAAATTAAAATATAATAAAAAAGTTTCAAAAATAATATCAATATATGATGCACAAGGAGTAAATGGAAAGTTAACTGCAGGGGAAAACATTGCTGATTTTGGTTCAGTAGTTATGCCATTATATGCATTGAAATATAAATTAAATAGATCACCTAATAAAACTGATATTCAAGATTTTTATAAAGCATATGCTCATCATTGGCAATATTTATTAAGACCGGAATCAGCAGAAGAAAGAAGATTATCAGATCCTCATGCATTTGCAAATCTTAGAGTAAATATACCATTAATGAATCAAAAAATATTTCAAGAAGTATTTGAAATAAAACCTGGTGATAAGATGTATGTAAAACCAGAAGATATGTTAATATTTTGGTAAGCTTACAAATATTCTTAATATAAGACAAATATTTTGAATCAAAATTAAATTCTTTATATTGAGAATATTTGCTAAAAATAAGTGAAATTCAAATTATTTTAAAAATATTCTCAATATAATATAAATATTTTCTTAATATAATATAAATATCACATTAAGAAAATAATCATGGAAATACATACACATACACATTCACATACACATTCACTCAGATCAGTCCCTGAGATTGATTCTGGTTCTGAAAATAATAATAATGAAAATGAAAATGGTAAATTATGTGTTGAATTAACTTTTTATCCAGATACATTGCCTTCAATTAAATCTTATTATTTAATGACACCAATAGAATATGAAGAATTAAAAACACTACATTTAGATCTATTTATAGAAAATTTTATAAATGATGAGGATTTAACAAAAGAGAAGTTAGATATCTATCTCATAAACAATTCAAATAATATAAAAATAATAAGAAGTTTTATTAATCAATTTAGTAATCCATTTGATATTATAAATTATATTAATGCAAAACAATCTATACAAAAACAATTAAATAAAATTAAAATCCAAGAAAAATCAATGGTTGATAGTATTATTGATAATTTTTCTGAATCTGATACTGAAACTGAAACTTCTAATTGTCAAGTAGAAGATGTTTCTAAATTCATTAATAAACCGAGATTATCTGAATTTAGTAATTCAGTATTACATAAGTGTTCCGAGTATTCTTCTAAAATTTCAAAACCTTCTAAAATTTATGTAAAAAACGATAATTCGGAATCTGATTCCGAATCTTATATTGAAACAGTAACTGAAATAATAGATTCATATAATAAGTTAAAAAAAGTAGACAATGAAAAATTAGAAATTATATCAAAAAATAGACCAGATTTATTAAAAGATTCTATATTAAATGAATTAACATCAAATCAAACAAAAAATGTAATATAATCTTTTGAAGAAAAAGAAATTATTTACGGATATAATTTCATCTAGACCTAAAATTTATACAACAAATTTATTACTAGAAGATGATATTAGAAAAATAGATGAACCAAGGGAATTTTGATATTTCTCTAATAATTGCAGAAAGATCTGATTTTGTAGATAATAGATTAGAATCATTAGGAAGGATAATGGATGATTTTTAATATTTTATTATAAATAATTAGAACCAATTAGAACCAATTAGAATTGATAAAAATAATAATATAAAAGATGGTAATCACAGATATGCTATTTCTATGAAACTAGGATTAAGATCAATACCTGTAATAGTTGGATAGAAAATATGGATAGAAAATATGAATAAACACCAAAAAATAAAATATCAATTAATAAATTTTTTCTAAGAGTAAATTAATATTCTTAGAAAACATGGGTATAGAAAAATTCTTTTCAAGTATAAAAAAAACATATGGTAATAAAATTATTTCTAAAATTGAGAAAAATACTATCTTTCCTGATAAATATTTATTAATTGATTTTAATTCTATTATTCATACTGTCTCACAATCTATTAGCACTTCTATTATATATCTATATCATATTATTTGTACATCTAATACATATCCACAAATTTTTACACAATCTAAATCTACAATTGATATGCATATTTCTAATTTAAAAACATTAAATGATTTTATTTTAGAAGCAAATATTACTTTACCTGATCAATCTACTGACACTTCTACTTATATTTCTACTACTAATAATGAATCATCTACCACTTATGAAAAAACAATAAATTTTCATAATTTATCACTGTCAGATATTGATGAATCATTTTTTAAATTATTTATTGAAAATAATTTGGATAAATTAATAATACATAAGGTTTCTGAATATGTGGAAATCTTAATAAGTTATTTTCCATCTATTGCTTATGTTTATTTAGCTATTGATGGCGTACCATTATTTGCTAAAATGATTGAACAAAAAAAAAGAAGAACCATCGGACATTTCTTATCTTTGGCTAAATCAAAAATTTTGGAATCATATAAATCAGAACTTGATATTAATCCAAATCAAACAGATAAATCACTAAATTTAGAAATATATTATAATCATTATATGTTTGAAAAGAAATCATTAGATTTTAAATTTGATAAAAATAAAATATCACCTGGATGTCAATTTATGTCTGATCTACAAATTTATATAATTGCATTTTTACAATCTAAATTTCCTAAAATAGAATTTGAATTGGATCCATTTGAAAATCCAGGTGAGGGGGAAAAAAAGATCGTTTACAAAATTCATCAATTGGCAAAATCTGTCAAATCTGACAAATCTAACAGATTAGGACAAATTACTACTTATTCACCTGATGCTGATGTTATATTATTAATGTTATTAGAATTAGATAAATTTCCCATACAAATAATGAGATATGATCAACAATTATCACAATTAGATATTATTGATATTAATGAATTAAAAAAAATAATAATTAACTATATGAAATTTGATAGTATTGGATCTGAAAAGATACAACATCTAATTATCAAAGATATTGTTATGTTAT